GGTTCGAATCCTTCACGACCCACCAATTCTTTCTTAAGTGGCGATAAAATGGCGGTGAAATTTCCGTTTTTTACACTTTCATTCATAAATTATTTATCTTAGTGGCGATGCCGCCAATCATTAAAAATGAAATTAAAATTTCTTATTAACTATCACGTAAAAGATAAAAACACTTTATAAATCAATATGCTGTAATCGCCCACAAACTTACACGGATCTCTTTTAAGTGAAAAACACTGTAAAACCCCGTAAATTTTACAGTTAAGATCTCTATTCTTTCATTAAAACGATCTCTTTTACTTCAACTATTTACCCAATTTTTCAATCTGAAAATTAACTGAAAAAATGTAAATTTTTAACGCAAATTCGGCGGGGGAGGAAGTGGATTTTCCGTGCCTTGCGTTTTTACGTGAAAAATTTCCGTGGAATTGTTTTATATTGCTTATTACGTAGATTTATTTGTTATAACAATAACTTAGATTTTCCGTGGTTGATGTCTCTGATATGTATATCGTGGAGATAAAGAAAAGCCGCAACATTGTGCGGCTTTGGTTTTATATGAATTGCGGTTGTTACTCAATAATCGGCGTAAGTTTGCCTTTGATTGTTTTTGCTTGGCTTGCCTGCTGGGTAAATGTACTTGCTTGATCTGGCGGAGGTGAACCTCTGTGCGTGTGCGTTGCAATGGTGCTTGCAACTTCGCCTAATAGTTGAATGGTGTCTTCCAGTAGTCTAAAAATATTCTGACCTTCTGTTCCCATATAACTCAATGGCGCAACCATTTTATTTTTCTCGTCTGAAACACGTTGTGCCAATCCTACAATTCTTTCCTGTAAAGTTTCGCCAGTTCCTACTGTACGATTACTTGCTGTAGTATCATTAATGCTACCTAATACGCTAACAGTTTTATTCCCACCGATAGTTTGCATACTATCTGAATCTACTGTTTTTGTTGATGTACCAATTTGTTTTACTTCACTATCTGTCTCGATGTGTCGTTCAAAGGATTTATCTGTAATCGTCTGATCGGTTTCGCGAATCTTATTGCCTGCGGCATCGGTGCGTTCATACACTTCGGGGCGTTGCTGTTTTAGTTGTTCTCCAGGTGCAACACTCGGTACTGTTTTTCCTTGCGCTAACATAGTACGAACAAAAGGCTGATCGCTTCGCCCATAAGCAAAACCTACTTCAACCATTGTACCCACTTCAGGAAAGGCAAAATCTCCGCCTTGTGAACCTGTACTTGTTACCGGCAAAGGCACGGCTGGATAAACTGGAACAGTTTTATCCTCGTTTCCGTTTTCATCTAGTAGTTGCAGTTCAACGGCATACTTCGGGCGGAATGGATCAGAAATATCGCCACCACTTGAAGGATCGGCAATGCCAACGACTTTTGCATATTTTGGTAAATGGTACCCACCCGCTAATTCGGGGAATGTTTTTTCCATTTGTCTTCGTTCTGGGCTCTTTTGTTCAGGCTTACCATCTTTACCTAAGTTCTCCCACGTAAGCACATAATCATCGCCAAATAGTTCAACCTTTTGAATTATATTGCCATTGATAATCGCTCCAGGACGAATAGCAGCAGTGATAGGAATCGTCATATCATTGCTACCACTTGCCAAAGTCATACTTTCATCGAATTCAATATTCTTTCCCGCCCAACGGGAATCTTTATGCGAACCAATAAATAATGATCCATCTGGTGATTGCTGCCACATATAATCGGGAATCTGATATTGTCGCCCAATATTGGCTAAAAGCTGATAACCGCTGCCGTTATGTGTGAATAGTGAAATTGGTGTATCGGCATAATCCGCTTGAGGAACTTTAACTGGTATTTTGGTTTGACTTGTAATCCATGCACACAAATCACGCAATGTAATATGTCGGTGTGAGCAATTTAATGTTTTTTCAAATACTGCAACCTTTTCACGGATGAATAATTTTTTATAACCATTATCTTCACCTTGCTCCCGTTCTACAACGCCATCAAACCATTTGTAATAATGATCGAACTCCCCTAATTCAAATATTGCACTTTTGCCGAGGCAAGCTTTATCTGTACGAACCCTGACAAATCCACGCCCTGTATTATTAAGTTCTAAAACGATGAGTTCATCAGCTAGTTCCAATTCTTCACCATCGATAATACATGTTTTTATAATTTTCATTTATGAACCAATCCAATCATCTAAATCTTTTGCCCAGCCTTTTCTTTCATTCGACTTGTTTTCTTCTCCTGATTTCCCTGAATGTTCAATATCACTTTTATTTGTCGATTGTGAATTTTGTGCCGTTGGTGCTTTTTCTCCTTGCGCCTTAGCTTTTGGTTTTTGCTTACGTTGGTCTTTTTTCTCGGCTACAGAATTCACTTCACGTAAAGTAAACGATATGGACCACCCTAACTGCCCGCTCTGTTCTGCTGCCGTCACTTCACCACTAAATTGCACCTCGCGCATGTTGACTGCCTCAGCAATCGTGCAAGATACTCGATATTTAGACTGTTCACCTTTCCCGTCTTCAGACTCGGCAAGATTAAATAAATCTGTTAACCACTCTCTACGAGCATATGGAATAAATCCGGTAACGTTTAATTCTTTGGCCTTTACGCCTTTATCGGATTTTTTTGTACTGGATTTTTGACCGCTCATGTCTTTTTCTTCGCGTTTGACTGAAACCGACATTAAAATATTGTTTAAATAAATTGGCGTGCCATTTAGTGCAAGTTGTACACTTGGATTACGTTTCGGCATTTTGCAACATTCCTCTAATATTTGTTAAATCTGTGCCAATAAACATCACACAAGCAGTAAACACATTACCCGCCGTCGGCACATTCAATTTGATTTTTGTTTCCGCCACTTCGAGATAATCTGAAACAGAAAACGCATACACATTCGCCGATGTGTTCAGCATTTTCTCTACTTTTTCGTTATTGGCTTTGTCACGTTCTTTTTTCGCTGCCTTTAATGCCTCAATCATTACCATAGGGTCTTTAGTTTGTGCGGCAACGGCAGCCGATGTAGCATTACGCAAAATGCTTTGCATAGTGTGGGCGGAACCTGGCGTAATGTCTGCACTATTGGAAAATGACGGACTTGCCATAGTAGGCGTTTTTATCATTTTTGTTTCTTGCAGGTTTCTGCTTGATCTTGCATAGTCCAGCGCTTGTTTAAAGGTTGGCTCTGGTAATAATTCACGCACATTTTCTAAATCAGCAATAAACTGATCAATATTGCTACTTGTCACCATAATGACCACGACATCCTGCACACCTTTTGGGCGATTCGGATCGGCATAATCAACCAATTTTGCGGCAATGGCTTTCACCGCATTTTCTGGTGATAAATAGTGATTGGATTTTTCTTTGATACCGTGCGACCAATTATGCACGCCCAATTTTGTGCCACTTACAGATAACGAAAAAGGGGAAATAATCCCCTTTTGTGCGTTTTGTAGTGTTGTTTTTGCCTGTGGGGATAATTTTAGTTTTTGTTTTTGTTTTTGTTTTTGTTTTTGCCACATGTTAAAAACACCTGTTAATTTATTTTAAAGTCGTCCGGATATTGCTTGCGGTTTAATTCGCTATGGTATGCTGTTTCGCAATGATTCGGATCACGGAATAAACCATTGATGACACGATAAAGCACGCGCCAACGCTTTCTAGGTTTGCTTTGCGTTAATATTGCACGACGATAAGTACGGCTTGATAAAGTTTCATCTGCCGCACCGCCAGTAAGAGCATTAAAAAACTGATCTGCAGCTATTAAAACGTGATAGTCCCATGTTTTTAAATTTTTTGCCATTTGTTAATATCCTCTTCGATTTTATCTAGTTCTTCCATTGTTTGAGCCTTTTCAATATGAGTTTCAAATCCTTGCTTAATGGCAAACAATTTACCCATGATGATTGCAAACAAATCCGCTTTTTCTATTACTTTCTTTTTAAGCTCATCGATTGATTTTAAGTCATCGCGCCCTTCAAAAATTTCAGTAAGCAACATCAACGGCAATTCATTTTGCGCCTCACGTTCTTGTCGGTAAAAACTATCAATTTCCGCTTGCGAATAGCCTGCAAGATATTGAGATTTAAAATTATCGGTTTTATTAGCAATAATTTGCATTAAATTATTTTTTCGCTTAATTAAAAGCGCTGTTTGCTTTTCTTTAGGGATAACCCAACTTTTACCGTCCCACTCGTGATCTTTAGTAGGTTGTTTTTCCACTAACGCAATTTTGTTTTTTATCAATACTGGAGTCTTATTTTCTAACTCCTGTTCAGATTCAATTTCCAGTTCAAAATATTGTTCTAAATTTCCCGGAACAGGAAAAATAATGTATTCATTAATGTTTTCTTTAAAAAAATAGACTTTCATTTTAAATCCCCACTACTACAATTTTTTTAATAATCGGCTTTCTTGCTCCTTCTGGTGTGAGTTTTAAACTGCGTCCTGATTTGTTTAATAA